GCAGGATCAGCTACTGTATGGGTAAAGTCAATAAATAATAGCGGTACAGTATCTGTTTCTTGGAGCCCTACATTTGGAGCAGGAGGCTATACCGTTTCTTATTCTGGAGCAGCCAATGGATCAACAAATACAAGTGCAACATCTATTAGCTTTTCTAGCATTCCAACAGGATCTAACTTATCTGTAACAGTAACACCATATGCTCCTGGAAATACAAATATTACTGGCGGCTCTCAAAGTAGCAGCATAACCTTGACACAAAGAGAATCTGCTGAATCTTCTGGATCTACTTCATCAATTGTTGATCCAGTTTATGCTCCAACATATATAAGTTTTTCAGAAAGTGGATTTACTGGTCAAGTACTTACATATCCAAATAGCAACACATACTCATACCCATTTTATATTGTAAGGCCTGGAGCAACTTTATCAGTATCAAATGTTTCTGCAAATGGAACTAATCCAACAATATCTTATCAGTGGCAATCAAATAGCGGCAGCGGATGGAGTAGCTTAGGTGCATCTGGATCTTCATATACAATATCATCTGGACAAGGCCCAGGAGGTATAGAGTATAGATGCCAGATAACAGCTTCTAATAGTGCTGGAAGCACAAGTACAACAACATCTTCTACAGGAGCTGTAGTAAATTATGCAGGAACGACAAAACCAGCAAGCGGTTCTTGGTCAAATAATATATCTCCTGTTGGTGGAACTTTATATATAACAGAGCCAACAAACTCATATGGAGTAGGACCTAGTTATGAAAACTGGAACTATGCTCCAACATGGGGATATGATATTTATATTTATAGATCAACTACATCTGGTGGAACTTATACACTGCATTCAACTCACGTTAAGCAATATGGTGGTGGAGGGGGAGTTACCCAAACAAAAACAACCGCAGGTTGGTATTATGCAATAGTTTATACATATAATGGTAACTCAGTCAATGGCGGTCAAGTAAGAATTCCATCTAGTGGAGGATTTCAGCTAACATGATAAAAGACCAAGACATTAAAAATGCCATACTTCTATCTAAAATAGAACAAATAGACATTGACATTGAAGCATACCAAAATGCTATAATGGATAATACCAAAGGTGCGGTAGCACAAGAAACAATAGATTTTTATCAAACCCAAATATCAGAATTGGGCTTGATGAAGAATGAGCTAGAAAAACTACAATAATAAGGAGAAACATGCCAACGTACAACAAGTTAACAAATGACGAAAAGACTGCTATTAAGGATTCTGTAGTAAGAAACCTTGAGTATCAGATGTACTCTCTACAATTGGAAATGCTTGCAGAAAATGCAAAGACAACGCCAGATGTAGAAAGAATTGAAGTAATCCAGTCAAACATTAACGACAAGCTTGCACAAATCGCTGCTGTAGAAGCAGAGTAAATAGGGAGATAAATTGGGTTATAGAGAAGTAGTAATGTCTCAAAGCCCACTATCATTTTGGCCACTCGATGACGATGTTACAACAGGTATCGCTAAAGAGGCTACTGGTAGTGGGAATAATGGCGCATATACTGGCTCTATATTCGATGAAGCAATACCACTAGTTGCTAATGGGATCTATGGAACAAGATTAACAGATTCTACTGCTAGCATTTATTATCCACTTCCAGGAGCATCTGGGGCGGGACAGTCATGGACTGATGCCAGCATTTGGACTAAAGGTAAAAGTAATCAGTCCTTTAGTGTTGAGTTATACTTTAAATTAAATGAAGACTCATTATCTATATCGGACGAAATAGTTTTGTTTGGAAACAAAACCCTTCTTCAATCAGCACAAAATTCTGCTATCCAAACATATACAGACTTAATTGATGATTATGAAACATATACAGATGTGCTAGCCGCATTTGACACATATGATGAGATCCTCAACGCCACAATTCTTGCACCATATGGGGTGTATGTCTACAAGAACAAGATTTATTTTAGACCAGATCCGCTTATAAATTATTATGTTTCATATCAGGTTCCAGACTGGAAGAGAAGATATCACATTGTTGCTAACTACTCATCTAATGGAATTTCATTAATTGTTAATGGAACAAATGTATCTACAAAGTCATCTTCTGAGTTATCTGATATATTTCAGTTTAGCCAAAATCACGGTGCTATGCGTACGTTTGGCTCTGATAATTATGACATAACAGTAGATGGAGTTGCTCTTTATGGATACGTTATTGATTATGTTAGAGCAACAGAACACCTAAATCTTTCTAGAAAAACAATTCTTAAAGATAGATACTATAATGCAAACTCTCAGGTAGCCTATATACCCAATAACAAAGACTGCCTAATAGCTTATAAGTTTGCCAATAATTGGACTGGGTTTGATTTTACAAATGCATTGGTTAATTCAATTAATGAGGTTACGCTAAGATATATCTCCCATGCAACTGTATCTGGTGGCACTGGAACCCAATCAGTAGTCGATGCTAGAAACTGTCTATCTCTAGGTGCTGGCGCATTCTTAGACCTGTCAACAGTAGTAAGATTGGCTGAGGGCGGCACAGCAATATCTGTAAGTTTTTATCATGACCCACTAATACCAGAGAAGGGTCTTGTATCTATGTACAACTTCCAGTCTAGCCAAAGCTTAACAGTAAGAATAAATAGCTCAGACGACTTTGTTTTTAATTTGAATGGAGTGGACACAACTACTACATCTAGCCCAGTGGCGGGATGGAACGAGATCCTTGTAGAAAACAAAACGGGATCCCTAAAGGCATACCTAAATGGTACAAGTATCTTTACTTCAGTAGACTACCTACAAACAATAACAGATTTATATGTTGGAAAAGTAAATGACCTATATGCAGCATGTCCAGTTACTTGGATAGCAATTAAGTCAGGAATTCAATATGAAAGCTTAACTGATTACACATTATATAATGAAGAAGCAACTTTCATTCTCAAGATGAATAACAATCTTAAATGGTCTCAGTATGGAAAGATTGAGGGTCTATTAACATTGCCTGCAGTCGATTACAGCGGTTCTCTGGCCTTTTATACAACTTCCTCACCGAATGTATCGGTTACCTATAATAACGGCTTAGAATGGCCTAGAATGGCTTCTATGCCCACTCTGTTGGATAATCCAGCAAATCAGGTAACATCATATGACATAAAGGCTACATTATTTACAAATGACTCAGAAGACGATCTACCAATCTTATCAAACATTGGGCTATATGCATATACCCAAGGAATGAAGCGGGTAGTTTCAGACAATACAAATGAAGCTGCCGTAATAGTAAATCCAGACAATTGCGTTATCTTTGATGACGACGTTGAGATATTAGACAGACTGGATCAGTCTGGTATTAGATTATCTGGTAATTCATATTTGAAGATCCCGTCACAATCAAGCAACTATGACTCTGGCGGATTCAATGGAACAAAGTCTATTTCTTTAGTCTTCAAGATAAATGAACCTTTAGTGGCAAATAGGTACATTCTGGAATCTGGATCAAAGTCTTTATATTGGGACGGGTCAGCATGGCAACACCCAGGATTCTCTAAGATGTATGTAAATGGCCAGGAGACATTTGACAATCAGGCTATGGTAAATGATTGGGTTCATGTCGTATTAACCTCAACATCAAAAATAAATGCTGGAACAGACATATATGTTGGAGCAGACGACGCAGGAATAAATCAAACAGACATTACCTTGGGGCTATTTGCAATGGCTGCCTATACTCTGGATCAATTTGATGCAGAGACAGAATATGAGGTTCTCGTTGGATACCCACAGGAAGGCCTAGGACAGGAACAAGTTTCCTTCAATATAATCGATTATGGCCTAACCCCGTACAAAGTTGCTTGGCAAAGAGCATAATTCTGTCACATTCTAGTACAAAGTATAGACTTTGGCAATAAAAGATGGTATCATTACTATATGAAATCAATTAAAACATCTATTGTTGAGGAGACCCGCCTAGGAGTATATGTTTGGCAGATGCCAGACGGACGCTGGGTAGGAGACGATAACGGTAATTATTTATCAGTCTCTGCATTCAAGGGAGATCAAAATAGAATTAACGCTCTTACCGAAGCTATCAAAGGCTATGGAATTCATAGCGGGCAGGCAGTATTTTTGTCGGGTCAAAGAAAAATTAACGATGAAGAATATGAGGAACAGCAACAGAGGCTGAAGTGGGGACTAACACCAGATCCATTGGATATTGGTGAATACAAAGATAGTCTAAAGAATTTGAGGAATGATTAATGTCAGACGCAGTTGAAGATAATTTAAATGAAGTATCTGCAGTTCTTTCTGGTGACTTTTTCACAGAAAGACCAGCGGAAGAATCTGATCCCTTTTATGTAAAGGCTGAAGAGCTTTCTAAGTATCGTGGATTCTCTCCAAACTTTAAGAGAAAGAATACACGTCTTATCCAAAAGTTTCAGCAGGGTGCAGACGGACAAGCAAGATCAAAGAAGTATGAGCAAGAAGTTCTCATGGGTTATGACATCCTTGATGTTATTACACCGCCATACAACCTAGACTACTTGGCTAAGATTTATGAAGTATCTTCACCACACTTTGCGGCATGTAATGCAAAGGCAGCAAACATTGTTGGGCTTGGCTATGACTTTTCGCACACTCGTGCTACTAAAGAAAAGATAGCAGACCTTTCTGATACACCAGAAAGCCTACAAAGATTCCGTGCAAAATTAGAGCGGATGAGAGAAGACCTATACGACCTACTTGAGTCTATGAACCAAGAGGATACATTCACAGAAACCCTTACAAAGGTATACCTAGATTTTGAAGCCACAGGAAATGGATACATTGAGGTTGGCCGTAAAGTAAACGGAGAAATAGGCTTTGTTGGCCATATTCCAGCAACATCTATGCGTGTTAGAAAAGACCGTGATGGATTCGTTCAGGTAATTGGAAACAAGGTTGTTTTCTTCCGTAACTTCCAAGACAAGGCAACACCAAATCCAATTGGCGATGATGAAAGACCTAACGAGGTTATTCACATTAAGAAGTACACACCAACAAACGGATACTATGGTGTGCCAGATATTATTCCAGCAAAGACTGCGCTAGCAGGAGATGAATTTGCATCACGCTTTAACCTTGATTATTTTGAGAACAAGGCTGTTCCAAGATATATCATTACAGTAAAGGGAGCTACACTTAGCCGTGAAGCTGAGCGTAAATTACTTGAGTTCTTCCAGACAAACCTTAAGGGTAAGAACCACAGATCTATCTATATTCCGCTACCACCAGATGATGACGGAAATAAAGTAGAGTTTAAGATGGAAGCTGTTGAAGCGGATGTTCAAGACTCCTCATTCAACAAATACCGTCAGCAAAATAGAGACGAAATTTTAATTGCTCACAGAACTCCTATCTCAAAGCTGGGACTCCCAGAGGGCGTATCCCTTGCAGCAGCAAAGGATGCAGACAAGACATTTAAAGAGCAGGTTGCTAGACCAGCACAAAGAAACCTAGAGAAGAAGCTAAACCGTTTAATTGCAGAATTTACGGACGCTTTTGTTTTGAAATTTAATGAACTTACTCTCACAGACGAGGATACACAGTCCAAGATTGATGAGCGTTACCTACGAATGAAGACCATTGTGCCTAATGAAGTTCGTGCAAGACTTGGCATGCCTGGCATACCAGGGGGCGATCAGCCAGTTGTCCTAACAGGACAGCAAGCCGCCGACCAAACTGCGAGGGGAACAGGAAACCGTAGAAGAGATCAGGAAAGAACCGCAAATGCTACTGAT